TGGCTGGGACGGCGATGACCTGGACCGCCCCGTGTCCTTCGGTGATGCGCTGTTGCTGCAATACCATTCACAACAAGCGGGTGAGCCACTGCCATTTTCAGCCGATGAGGCTGACGACGATTAATTTAGCTACGACATAAGGACCCCAAACCATGACAAACGCTGCGCTTACCCGTCGGGCGCTACTGAAATCGCTAGGCATTAGCGATGGCGGTGGTGCCGAGGTTACCCTCCAAACCACGATCGCCTCCGAGGTGATCCCCCTGATCCGGCAACAATGCTTCATGCGTCAGATCGCTGATCGCAGCAAGAGCCTGATCAATATGACCAAGCCCAAGATCCGCATCCCCAAGCTGGTACGCGCCCAAGGTGCCTACAGCGTCAAAGCGGGCCAACCGGCGCCTGAGTTCAAGGCACGGCTTGACAGCATCGACCTGGTGCCCGAGAAGCTGATGACCTGGCTACCCGTGGACCAGGAAGTATTCGAGGACAGCACCATTCGAGATATTGAAGGGATGCTGAAAGAGGAAATGGCTCGGGAATTTGCCCAAGCGGAAGAGCTTGCCTTCCTGCTAGGGGATACCACCATAGACCATGGCCCCGGCGACCCTAAGAATGTTTTTAATGGGTTATTCGCCCAAGCTGGAGCAACGCCCTACACCTACGACGCCTCCCTTGACACCAGCGCTAACGCTGTTGAGGCCGGTACTGTCACCAGCAACCTGGTACGCGCCATGCGCTACCTAGGCATCTACGGACGCAATAAGCGCGACGTAGTGGTGATGGTGGGCCTAGCCTGGGAGGAAGCCCTCCTGCGTAACCGTAGCTTCCAAACCATGAGCAGCTACGCCTATGGCTCTGGTGCTGGTATCTTCACCGGTGAGATCGGACGCCTAGCCGGTGCCCCGGTCATTGCTACCACCTTCCTGGATGCGCAACCCGGTGACGCCTACGGAAAAGCCCTGGTAATGAACCAATCAGCCTTTGCCATTGGCGACTGGCAGCGATTTAACATCAGGGTATACAACGAGATCCTGAGCCAGACAGACCAAACTGCAATCAGGGCAAGGGAACGTTTAGCCTTTACCGTTCGCTACCCTGAAGCTATTGTTGAAATTCTCAACGTTCCCGCTCAACCGTAGTCATGAAACAGTTAACCCTACATAGCGATCGCTTCCCTGGGCTAGGCGCACCGGTTCCACAGGTGCCGGGCGGCAAGCCTGGGGAGAAGGGTTCATTCACCTTTGCGGTGGATATGCCCTACGAGGTAAGCGATGACACCGCCGCCGCGATCGCCGCCTTGCTTGAGTCCTTCGAGCCGCGCATCCAGCGTCATTTCCGCCTATCGCTGGTGGATTTGAGTACGGATGCAGTAGCGATCGCCGCCCCGGTTGAGCCGGAGACAGCACCGGAACCGGTGGCAGAACCCTTTGTCCTTTCTGCCGATGACCTGGAGTTAATCCAGGTGGAGGTAGAAAAGTTGAAGGGACTAACGATCGCTCAATCGACGCCGGTGGTAGAAAATACGGCTCTCAATGAAACCTTGCCGGTTGAACTGCGCCGCGCCTACCTACAGGCGGTAATCGACGCGGACACAACCAAGGGCGTTGAGAAAAAGGCACAGGAACTCCTTAGCTTGCTTAGCTAATGCCTGTCACCTATGGCACCTCGTTCGAGTATCCCTGGCTGGATAATTGGCCCATTGACATACAGTTGTGGGCCAACTCCAGCCGGGGACCGGGCGATGAACTCGACCTAACACCGGCTACCATCACGGTCCTGGGGGTAAGTGTCCCCAGGGCATTGACGGTACGCTGGCGGGATGGCAACAATGCGATCGCCGTCAGTAGCACGACGGTGGTTAGCATCCGCCATGCCAAACGGGGCGTGGTGCGGGTGGTGCCAGACCAAACTATCTGGGACAAGATCAAACTTGACCAGGGCTATACGCTGGAGGTAATCGCCTATGGCACCCTTCAGCATAGTGAACCCTTCACCACCGCTACGCCGCCCAAGGCAACTAGCTACTGTGTCAACGGTGCTCTAGTCTATGCCGCCCCTAGGGAGGTGCTAGAGGTGCTAGGGAGTGTCCCTGGCGCATCGGTTCAGATTGCCGTCCCCCTGGTGGGGCTGGACTGGGAACTAAATGCCCTAGGTTACTGGGAGGCGGAACTAGCCGACGACCAGGTGTTGTATGGGCTATGGGTGGATGACCAACACGCTGCCCAGGTGGACTACAAGGATTTAGCTACCCGCTACGAACGGAGCTGGGCCAGGGTAGGCAGCACCCTTTACTACAACGGCCCGGAGAACCTAACGACAACCTATGTGGAAACCGCCTATAGCCGCTATGTACTGCGATGCCTGGAGGAAGCGACGGCTGAAGCAGAGCGCCGCACCGGTAGACGGTTTGCCAAATGGCGATACATCCGTCAGGCGTACAATGGCCTTAGCCGTCAGCGACAGGTCCACCTGCGCGAACGTCCTTTGGTTATTGATGAATTTTTTAGGATAGATGCCCTCAGCTATAGCCGCACCCTATTTAGGCGCTATACCGAAAAGGACTTTAACCCGCTCAATATTCGCAGCAGCGGCGCCCAATTGCTCCACGGCGACGCCGAGACCGGTGTAGTCACCATCAACCAAAATATTTGGGACTATTGGGACTGGGGCTATGCCGTTGGCGCTGATATTGGCATTGGTACGTTTGCTACCCTACCGCCCGGCATGAACAACGTAGAACTTACCTACACCGCCGGGTGGGACAAGATCCCCACCGACATTGCTGAGGCGATCGCCAACATGGCCGCCGTCCGGCAAGCAATTTTCTGGCAACAAGCGCTCACCCAGGGGATGCAGGCGCTTTCGATTGGTTGTGTGAATTTGAACTTTGGACAACTGTTCACCCAGTTTTCACCAAGCTGGCAACTATCGGCCAACTTGATACTGGATAGCTACGCTCGACTTGACCTAGACATTTTGTAAGGAAACGACCATGCCTCTCAATCCCCAAACCTCCCCCTTCCCCCCCATCTCTCAGCCCGAGCAAGGCTGGGAGCATAGCCTACGCAAAAGCCTGGAATACCTACAACCCGGTGAAGGTATCCGCGCCGGGCTAGAGCTAGGCTTGCCGCTCACCAGTGGCGGTGCGGTAACGACCGGGCTCACCCCTACCCTTGCCTCTGGCGTGATCGTCGAGGGCGACAAGATCATTGGCCCCTACGGCCCCAAGGTGACCGCTGCGGCGGCCAAAAACCTGAGCAACAAAAATATCTACTTCGGGCTCCAAGGGCTCACCTACGGCGATACCAACAACGCCGCGCCCCTAGTCAGCGATGTGCTAATCGGTAGCCTTTCTACCGACAATGAAGCTACCGCCTCGATCCTGCACATCGGGCAGCAGTACAACTATGGCGCTTGTCGCTTTGGCGTTCGGGGTGTGGTGAACCTAGCCAAATGCGCCAAGGGTTCAGACGTTACCTTTTTCACCTGGAGCGTCCCTGCTATCGGGCTTAAGAATGTACGGCTGACCTATGCCCATGCCCGAGTCGCGATCGCGGCCACCGCTGGCAATACCGCTGGCGACGACTTTCTGTTGAAGATGAAGCAAGGCGCCGCTAGCGCTGAAACTTTGGTGACCATTGCTGCCGCTTCCTTGGTAACCGCTGGCACCGTCGTTCGAGATGTGGCTGCTAGTGCTGACGCCCTGTCCTGGTACGATGTGCCCTCTTTGACCTTCCAGTACAACCAGACCGACACCTCCACCGCGATCGCTGGTGGGGCTATCGAGGTGATGGCTGTCCTGGAAATGTTCTAACCATGCAGCCCAGCCTCGGTTTTACCGAGACGCCGCAAGGCATCTTCATCCGTCAGGCGATCGCCGCGATCGCGTCCAATCCAATGGTAGGCACCACTGTCTACCATTGGAAGGCGGTGGAGGCCAAGCAGGCGACCTACAACGAGGCTGGACAACCTGACTATTTAGCGCCCACAAGCGGGTTGTTTGACTCCGGCATCGACTACCGGCCCAACCCAAACAATCCGCTAAAGGGCATTTTTTGTAGGCCCAAGCAAACGCCATTTCAGGACAAGGGCGGCATCTACTACCAGGGTGAAGCTAGCCTTTACCTGGTGCAGGACCCGGGTGAGGTATTTGTGGTGGTCAACGATCGCCCAAAGCGTCAGGACCGATTTCAGATAGCAGGCGGCATCTATTACGCCACCGCGCCGGTGATGCCGTGCCAGATGGGTGATACCGTTGCCGCCTTTCAAGTATTTTTATCCCGCGAACGGTTTGGAGTAAAAGAAGATGGGTTATCACGTTATTGATACCACCGGCGAGATTAAGCAAGGTTCCATCTACCTACCGATGGCTAAGCTAGTGGCGATCGGGGAACCCGTAGTGGGTGTACAGGTAGTCGCCCTCCAGGAGGAGTTAAGCGCCCTCTATGGCGATCGCTTCAAGGTAGAAGAAATCGCTGCCCCCAAGCCCGCCAAGGAAGCCGCAGCTAAATAATGGCTTACCGCTATGCCATCAACCTGAAGTCTGGCCAGTTTGGGCTAGGCCAGGTGAAGGAGCTCATTCCTGAGATTGCCAGAACAGCGATCCAGGACGCTTCGGATCTAATTGCCACCTACGGCAAAGAGCACCTAAGCGGGGTGCCCTTCAGTAGCCGTACTGGCGGCCATGTCATTCAAAAGCGCACCGGACGCGGTGCTGCTAGCGTCCAAGCGGAGTATCCCTACGGTTCTCCCTTTCGCTCCCGCATCTACGCCTCCGCCATGACCCGCTACGCGGACAACCCGGAGGAATGGAACTACCTCGCCATCCTGGAGACAGGCCGGGGTGAGGTGCGTCCTAAGTACACCCCTAGCGCTAAGGCTGGCTATGCGTCCAAAGCACGACTTACGATCCCAGGCGGCAATCATCAGCTTGTCAATGGCGAGAACGGCTTTAGGGGCATTAGTGGCCGTTATTTCTTTGCCAAGACGTTACCGCCAATGGCTGGTAAGTACTGGTTCGAGTCAGCCGTTAACCGGGCGGACCCGGAAATCCAACAGGCGATCGCGGCGGCGGTTCAAGACGTTCTAAAGGAGCATGGCTTCTGATGCTATGGTTTATCGCGATCGCTGCCCTTCTAGCTATTCTCCTCTTCGAGATTGCCATCAATGGATAGCAGCCTAGCGGGAGGTGAAAGCGCCCTTTTCGGGGAACGGTTCCCCTACCCCTGTGATGGAAAAACCGTCCTACTAGACATTGCCCGACAATTTGCCAAGGACGTTAACGAGGCGGCCATCAAGCGCCTTAAAACAGACCATGGGGATAGTCGCGCTAGCCAATGGTTGCCATTGGATGTGACTAGCGCCTATCCGACCGCCCGTCAACACTGCCCGCGCATCGCTATCCTCCGGCTCGGCTCAACCAATAAACCCACCGGGGTGGACTTGGACTGGCATGAAGAGCCCGTACAACTGCCCGGGCGTGGGTTGACGGTTCGTAAATTTTCAGGGCTACTGGTTAACGACCAACTAGAGGCGGCCATCTGTTGTACTAATGAACGCCTACGCGATGACCTGCATATCTGGTTTCAGCAATATTGCCTAGACGCGACGCTGTGGGCACTTCCACAACTGAGGACACTTGGCTTTTATCAACTGAACTGTACTAATGCCGCCGATGACCAGGTGGAGTACCAAGGCACCCAGAGTCAGCCAGGGTTTGAGTTTTACGTGTCCCGCCTAACCTTTGCTGCCACCTACGACCTATCGGTAGTGACTGATGTGGATCAGTTGCAGCATTTATTCAACTGGGAAAACTTTAACCCCGGCGGCATCTGGTCTGGTGCAGCAGGCGAAGGGTTAGACCTACTCAACGACATCACTCCCCCGGATAGACTCTATGCCGATAACGCTTGAATTATTCGCTAATCAATACCTGTCAGACCATCAACGCGCCGCCGCCCTGGCAACGCTGGCAGACTACACCGAGCCGCGATCGCTAGACGAATGGCGCCGGCTTTGGCAACGGGCATTACTCACTCCAGTTCAATAGGAAACTCCCATGGCTTCTAGTGTTGTTTTCGGTCGGCCCGTCAGCCGTATTTTGCAACCCGGCGCCTACACCCAGGTGGATGCCTCCGCCCTGGAGTTGGCCCAGGAATTTGCCCCTAATGTTGTCTGCGTGCTAGGTGCAGCCCTGGGCGGTACGCCCCTGACCACCTATGCTTTTAGAAATGCCAACCAAGCCCAGCAGGTATTTGGCGCCGGTTCACCCCTGGCTGATGCCATTACCCTTGCCTTTCGCGGTGGCGTCAAGGGTGGTGCGCCCCTGGTGCTAGGGGTACGGGCAGACAATTCTGCCAAAGCCTCCGGCACCCTCACCAACAATGGCACCACCCTGGTGGGTGAATTCAACGACTTTGGCGGCTACGGCAATACGTTCAGTGTTCAGTTTCTACCCGGTTCCATCCAGGGCACCCAGGCGGTAATTACCGGCACCCAACTCAATGGCACCGCCTATAAGCAAACCATCGACAATGTGCCCTCTGTCTCTCAATTGCTCGCCCGGCTAACTGCTGAATCACCGGTATCAGTACGGGCCACCGCCGGCGGCACCAAGGCAACCCAGACCTTGACGATCGCTACCTCCACCAGTGACGGCAAGGCAACACTGACCGGTGCTAGTGAGATTACCAATGCCGCATTCTTCTACCAATACCCGGCTAGCTTGCGGGTGAATACCACCGACTCGCTTGCCTTCTCCTGGGATGGGACTAACCTCACCCCGACGCCTGCCACCGTGACGGTCTCTGCCGCCCTGCCCGCCACCGTCAATGGCACCTACAATGTCGTGCGCAAGGTGGACGTTTACACCCAGGCGGTTACCAATATGGTGGTTACCACCACCGCCTATGGCGCTAATATCTACCGCTTTGCCCTGCCTAGTGGCCAAACCTGGCAGCATGCCGCCAACCGAGGCGTCATTGGCTCTACCTTTGTCATCGCCTCCGGCGACTACGCCGGCACCTATCAGATCGTTCATTACGAGTGGGACGGCACCGGCCAGGACCGGGTGCGCACGGTGCAAAAGCTAGACGCTGGCACCGTTGCTGCTGGCACCGCCGCTAGTGCATCCCTGGTATTCCGGCAAACCTTAGTGGTGGACCCTCCCTCCCAACCTGCTACCGAAGCCATCGAAACCCAGCTGCCGGCTAATGGCATCCTGCAGCGGGGTGGTCAATACCTGAGCCTGTCGCTTACCCCCAGCGATCGCGCCGAAGGACCCCTAACGGTGTTCTACTCTACCCTACCCGGCGATACCATCCAGGCGGTAGGCATCGAGCTGGCCCGGCTGATCAACGAGTCCAATGACTGGAGTGCCTACGCTGTTGCCAGTGCCGCCTACAATGCAGGCACCTATACCAGCACCGTCACCCTGACCGCCGTGCCCCCGGGCATCAGCGCCAATGGCTGGAAGACTAATATCCTGGTTAACACCCAGACGACGGTGCTGGTGGCCGCCGGTGGTGTTGCCCTGGCCGGTGGCATTGACCCATTGCCGCCCAGCGGTTCCATTATCCTTAGCGGTGGCTTCGACTCTGTTCCCACCCTGCAACGGTGGCTGGAAGCCCTCGACAAGGTGAAATATACGCCCCTGCGTTACCTGGTGCCCGCCGGGGTGACCGATGCTGGCGTTCAGGCGGCCTTTGCCGACCATTGCCGGTTGATGTCCACCACCGCCCAACGGCGGGAACGTATCTGCATCCTGGGCCATGGACTGGGCTGGACCCAATCGCAAATCCGGGCCAGGGCAGAAACGTTTAACAGCGAACGGGTGGTATTTGTCTCCCCCGGGCTGCGGATGGCGGACTTGGTGACCGGTAGCCAACGTACCTACTCCTCTGCCTATGCCACCACTGCGATCGTGGCCGGGATGCTAGCCGCTGAAGGGAATGGCGTCTCTGACCCGATTACCCATACCTTCCTAACCAATATCACCGCCGCCGAGTTCGAGTACCAGCCCGGTAGCACCGAACTGGATGACGCGATTATCTCCGGTATTTTGACCATCGAGCGTGACCCTACCCTAGTGCGGGAGTCTCGCGGCTTCCGGGTGACCCGGGCTATTACCACCGCCCGCTCCTCTGTGGTGTTCGAGCAAATCTCGATCATCAACCAGAGCGACTACGTGGCCCAAACGGTACGCGACCTGGAGGAAACCTTGTTTATCGGCAAGGCGGTAGACGGCACCACCCTGGCGCTTATCCGTGAATCGGTGAACCTGACTCTAGACCGGCTTAGCGGCCAAGCCATCATCTATGGCTACGACCCTAGCTTTACCGAGGCGACGCTCAACCAAACCAACCGCAGCGCCATTGACGTTACCTACAAGATCTACCCGGCCCCCGCGATCGACTTCATTCTGAACTCGCAAATCCTGGCGCCGGTGCCAGATACCGCCACCGTGGCCGCGTAAGCCTAACCAACCTTATTCACCTCAGGAGGTGTTATTTTGGCCTTCAGACGTACCTATTCACGGGTAGAAAACTCCGTCTTTGCTAGGGCTGAGTTTTCACTCGACATTGCTCTGGTTATTAATGGATTGCGGCTAGGGCGGATTCAATCGATCTCGATCTCCGCCCAAACCCAGGCAAGACCCGCTATCGAAATTGGCAGCGATCGCGCTGTTGAATTTGTCCCTGGCATCAAACAGTACCAAGGACGAATCAGCTCCATGATGCTCAAGTATGGCGACCTGATGAAGCGCTTGGCTTCAGTCAGTGGCGGCATCATTGACCGCACCAGCCGGGCGGCGACCATCACCAACATGCCGGAGTTTGACATTGTGATTGCCCGTCGGGGTAGCGCAGGAGTAGGCATCCCTCAGCTCTATGCCCCTACCCAAGGACCCCAGGACCTATCCGGCGGTGGCGGCATCATTGGCTCGATCTTCGGCTGTGTGATCAACTCCTGGGAGTGTAATTTCACCGCCCAGGACACTTTGATCATGGAAAACGTGTCCTTCTCAGCGGTTGACCAAACCCTCAGCGATGGCGGCGGGTTGATCGCGCTTCCCTAGTTCCTTTAATGCGAGTGCAAGATGACAACCGTAACAATGACGGTGACGGGGTTTGAGCGGCTAGGCACCTTAGTCGTTCGACCCCGTACCTTTAACGACTCCATGTTCCTAATTCCCGCCTACCAGGACCGGTTTATTAACCGCGCCCTAGCGGAGGCAGGCATTGAGGGGGTAGATGCAGGTGACCAGCTACGGTACAACGCCTTAGTGGTCGCGATCGCCCAGGCGGTGATTGTAGAACCCGTGGGGTTTGTGGACCAGCTGCTAACCTCTACCAATTCAGAGGACTTTCAATTTTTTGGCAAATTTGCTGAGGAGTATTCCGCCTGGCTGGACCAGCAGGTTGAGGATGCCCAAGCAAAAAAATCTGGGACGGTAGCGACAGCGGACGATGGGAAAAAATCTGCTTCATCCTCCGCGATCGCTACCGACTCCTCCCAACTGACCCTCGATGGTTAGCGATGAGTGAGGCCCAGGTGATCCTAGAGTATCGGCAAGTGATCGAGCTAGAGCAAGAACGCAACGCCGACGGCAATCCAGACAATAGCGAATTCCACGACGATAGCTACGAGCAAGAGCTAAGGGAGCTTGGGGTAACGCCTGAGATGCTCGACCAGATGCGTGGGAAATAGTTTAAGTTGCACCCGCAAGATGCCCCCGTTGTTACCTCCCTCGTAACGACGGGGGCTTTTCTTATTTACGGCCATGGCTGACCAAGAACATAAGTTAGAGTACGTCCTGAACCTAGACCCGAGTGGCTTCATTGAAGGGGCAGAACGCGCCATCAATAAGCAACAGGACCTAGAGCGACAATTTGGCACCGGCGCACCCACGGCGGCGGCAGCCTCAGCGGCAGGTGGTGGTTCCTTTGAGTCATTGCCGCGCCCTGTCACCGACACCGGCGGAACCCTGCCACCGCCCCCGCAGCCAACGACAGACCCGGGTAGACCATCTCAGCCGCTACCCCCACCACCGCAGCCAACGACAGACCCGGGCACCCTGGGTGATTTCCAGCAACGGGTGCAAGCGGTGCAAGCGATCGCGCCCAATGCGCCGGACGTGGCCAATATGGCCGCCTCTCGCCTGCAAACCTCGATCCTCCATGCGTCGTTGAAGGACCCGGATAGCGCCAAGGACTATCAGGATCTGATCAACTCCCTGCGGGAACTACGCAATTCATTGCAGGAGGACGGCAAGAAAAAGGACGGGACTAACGACCTGCTTGGCTGGATGAAAAATCTAGCCATCATGCAAACCGCGACCAGCGTGGGCTCATCGATAGCTGGTAATGCCATGCAGGGTAATATCGGCGCCGCTGCCGGTGGTGCGGTGGGGGCAGGCATCGGCGGACTGCTTGGCATGTTGGGCGGCCCTGCCGGGATGATGACCGGGCTAGGGGTAGGTGCTTCCATCGGTAGCGGCATCGGCGGCATGGTGGATCGCCTTGTCCGAGGCGCTGATCAATCCCTTGCCTACGAAACCCAGATCGCGGACATTAACCAGCGCTTTGGTGTAGGTAATGTTGGCAGGCTGCGTAATTTTGAACTAGGCACTCAGAACGGGTTTAGGGTAGAAGAAACTGCCGGGCTGATTGACCAGCTACGGGAAAACCGAGCCCTGAGTAACCCGGCCATGGCCGGACCCCTGGTTAATACCATCCAGGAGCTTACCCGGGCGCTAGGGCTCAACGTAGAGGCCACCGCCAATATGGCTGGCATCTACTCCCGCACCGGCGGCGAGAAGGGCGCTGAGGGCGTTCGTAGCTACCTATCCGACGTGGTAGGTGGTGCCATCCGGGCTGGGTTCGAGTCCAACATTCAGCAGTACGCTGACATGATGGGCAGCGCCCGCATGCAGGCGGTGCAGCAGACCGGCCAGGGGATGAGCGATCGCGCCTTTGGCTTGCTCCAGGACGTAATGGCAGGGCTAACCGGCGGCAATTCCCGCACCTCCGCCCTGTTTAGGGATAACGTGCAGATGGCTGGGGCGGGCTTGCAAAGCTTCCTGTCCTACGGTGGCACCGCTGACCCCTATGGCACCAGTGCGGCCTACCTGAGGCTAGCAGGCGTCGATGAGGCGGCCCTGGATTCACGGTTTAACTCACCCGAGCAGATGATGTCCAATGCGCAGCGAGTGCTGCGGATGACCACCAATCGGGTGCAGGGCATCTCCGGGATGGGTGCCGATGAATTCAGGGCGGCGGCGGCTAGTGATCCGAATTTCGTCCAGAACCTAATTGCTGGCAATTCAGGGCTACAGCGGCAAACCTCAGCCACCCTGCAGGGCATCCTAGGACGACAAGCGACCGCCCAGGACCTCCGCACCTTTGAAGAGCTCGCCAATATCAGCGCTGCCAATGGCGGACGGTTGCCGACCGGCCCGGGCGGTGATGGCGGACGGGTGGAGCAATTGCTAGCCCAGTTGCAAGAAAGCCCAGGCGATCAAGCCCGTAAGCTAGAGGCGGAGGCCCATAACCTGACCATCCAGGCGATGTCTAACTTGAATGAGGCATCGCTGAAGATGAAGGAGACCCAAGTGGAGTTGCTTGAACAGCTCAACGGCTTCCCGCTTAAGGAAATTGGTGATGGCATTGCCGCCGCCATGGATAACGTGATCAAGTTTATCCGCGAGGCAGGGCCACAACTAGCCAACCTGACTAGAGAAGGTATCGCCGCCTTCCATAAGCTCAGGGATATGGTGAATGGGTTCAAAGAAAGCGCGATCGGTAAGGCTATTCTTGGCGGCAATTTTGACGGGCAAGCAATCCGAGAGCAGGCGGCCAATGCCATTATCAGCCCTGGCGGTGGCGCGGTCATGGGAGGCGCAGCGGGCGCAATAGTAGGCTCAATAGCTGGACCTGTAGGGACGGTGGCAGGTGGCGTCATAGGTGGCGCGATCGGTGCTGGTGTCGGATGGGTAGGTAGTCGCTTGAGAGATTTCGATAGGCGCTTCAACGACACCCCCGGCACCGTCACCGCCGCCCCTGGCTACAACGTTTTTGAGTTCGCCCCCGGGGATGTTGTCTCCGCCCGCATGGGTGGCACCAGTGGCGGCGCGACCCTGACTGATATTTTTCAGGTGCTTCGAGAGTCCAACCTGATGGACATCCAGGCGTACCAGACCGCCAGCGAACAGCGCAAACTATTGCAGGACGTAACCAACGACATCCTGAAGACCGATTTATTAATTCACGTCAATTCTGAAATCAATACCCAGCGGCAATTACCTAGCATCATTCAAATGATGCAAGCCTTTTTCCCTCAGCTTATTTCAGCGGTGGACTCCGTACGGGAAGCATTGGTGTCAACGCTTAACTCAGTGATGGGTGGAGCAGGCGGCGGTGGCGGTGGAGTTGGAGGAGTCGATGCTTCTGCTGCAGCTGACATTGTGAACGCTGCGAAGGGCTGGGAGGGCGAAGAATTTAAGCGCGGCGTCGAGGCGCAATGCGCTTTCTTTGTCAGGGAAGTATTTAAGCAGGCCGGACGCGATGTGGGCGTGAGGCGTGGATCGTCGCCTGGGCTTGCCGGAAGCTTTTTCGATGAGAGCGTTGGAGAACTTAGGCACACGCTAAATCCTGACGAGATCCCTGCTGGTGCGATCGTAGGGTTTGAAAATACTTACCCTGGTCCCGGCTCAGGTATTGGTGGGTTTACCCATGTCGGGATAGCGGTCGGCGACGGCCAAATGATTGACAGGTCCACAAGATCGGCACCAGTAAGGCAACGACCTATCACAACTTTCCCCGTAGACAGCAGGGGCGGATATACATACATCATCCCTCACAGCATCCAAAGCACCCAGCCAGCGGCAGGTGGCGGCGGCAGTGTCAACCTCAGCACTGGCTACGAGTCCCTAGAGCAGCTAAGCGGACAATTAACCAGCCTGGACCCCCGGTTTAATACCAATACCCCAGACGGACGGGCCGCACTCGCGATCGCTTTGGCGATCGGCGGGACTGAGGTTTATGGGCGCGGAGCAACAGGCACCGACTTCTTTACTCGACGCGGCGGAACAGGCAACAACATGCTGGGGTTTGCTCAATTTAACCTTGGCTTTCATCGAGCTAACACCGACACCCCAGGCGAATATACCGACTTTCTAGCGGACATCCTGACCGGCGATCGCGCCCAGCCAAATGGACGCCGAGCACGAAACTGGAGTGCTGAGCTATCCAGGGCAGTACAAAGCGGGCAAATTGGCAGCGGAGCGGAGCTGCAGCAGTGGCTAAGGCGGAGCGGGCTAGGCGGTAGTAACTGGCAGGGCATTGACGACGGCTGGAGTCGAGTACCTGGACTCCCTGATCGGTTATTCCAAATGCTGCGCGGCGGCGACAACCGCCAAGCCTCCAGCAACCGCACTACCAACATCACCGTCAACATCGCCAGCGCCACCGACCCCGCCCGCACTCGGCAGGAGGTAACCAACGCCATCCACGCCGCCCGGCCCTACCTGGACGAATTTGAGCAAACCCGCCAAGGTAGCCGCGATCGCAACCCGCGCAATAGCGGCAACCTATCGCCGGTGTATGGCTAAAGCAAATTTGCAACCCTATCGCCAATCTGCGCGAACCGATAGTATCCTAGAACTAGGGTGGGCATCGTCTAATCAATAGCCCTACAGCTTTCTAGAAAAATGCACCAGTTAGCCCTGTTCAATACCATTGACAATAAGCCAATGGCGGACGATCGCATCCGGTTCTACCGTGGCGACGCGATCGCGGTCCTGAAGCAACGGCTAGCGGCAGGCGATCGCTGGGACTATTGCCTTACCTCCCCTCCCTATTACGGCCAGATAGACTATGGCCACGAGGGGCAACACGGGCTAGAGGATAGCCTAGACGCCTACCTGGATACGTTGCAGCAGGTTTTTAGGCTGGTATACCAGGGGCTAGCGGAGGGCGGGGTGTGCTGGATTGTGATAGGCGATACCAGCAACAACTACAGCCCGGTACGCGCCAAGGGGCAACGGCGACAAGCGGGAGACTGGCTCTACCGCCGCAGCCTGGAGGACGACTACCGCGAGAAGGAACCCTTATTGGTGCCTATCCGCCTAGCGGAGCGGCTACGGGCCGATGGCTGGGTAATGCGAAAGATATTGATTTGGGACAAGGGGCAGAGTAGCCAAGTAGGCAAGGGTGACGCGCCACCTGAAACCCATGAGTATGTCCTGATGATGGGCAAGAGCGGCAAGAACGGGCGACCGATGCTGAATACCAAGCCACTGCGATCGTCGGTGCTGGTGCATCGCCCCTGTGGCCACTCTAGCCACCCCTGCCCCTTCCCTGATTCATTAGTCCATGAGCTATTGTCTAGCGCCACAGTGGCCGGAGCGACGGTGCTAGACCCTTACTTTGGCACCGGCACCACCGGACGGGTAGCGTCCCTGCTTGGCATGAAGTCTATCGGCATTGACCTAGGAGCATAAATGCTAGTCCTTGAAATTACTGAGAACACGGTCCTGAAGCCAGGGCCGGAGCAAGCGATCGCCTACGATAAGGCAGCGGTAGTGAATGTCAGCAAGGGGCGATCGTTCCCCTTGCTGGCCTATCAGCTATTGCACGGTCATGTGCATTTCACCATTGACCCGAAGCGGTTTGACTTGGTGAGCCTGCACCCGAGCGGCAGAAATACTTGGTGGGTATATGCGGGACACGCCAGTGACCCATCAGGGTTTGGTTCAGGCAATGACCCCAAGGATGAACCCCCGACTCGCCGGGACGGCCATCGGATTATTCTGCCAGGGTTTGAGAACGACTACGCCAGCACTCAGTCAATCTCGACCAAGGCACCCAGCTTTACCTGGGGTGAAGCGCTCCATGTTGCCGCCGATGGTAGCTACCGGCACCCTGAGAATGCCTCTGTGGTGTACGGCATCATTCGGGTGGCGGAGGTGATGCAAGACATTAGGGAGCGGTTTAAGCGGCCCATCAAGATCAATTCCTGGTATCGGAACCCGGCTACTAATGCCCGTGTGGGGGGCGCTCGTTTTTCTACCCACATGAAAGGCCATGCGGTGGACTTCAACATCCCTGGGCTGTCCCTGGTGGACGTTTACAAAGAGCTTGATCATTGGTGGGGCGGCCAGGGCGGGCTGGCTCGGGGTAATGGGTTTATCCATATTGACTGCCGGGGCAGCCGTGCCCGGTGGGACTATCCAGGAGTTAAGTAGTGGATAAATCCCGCATCGATCGCGCTTGTCAGTGGTACATGGACAACCGCGACTTTATCCGCACCATGCTACCGCTGGAATTGCGCCACCCCAATGGCCAAAGCCTTAGCCTATATCAGGCCAATTGGGACATTACCTGCTGGGTAACCCGTTGGCAGGAGAACCGGCTAGCTACCAGCGACGCGGAGCAACTTATCTGTGCCCAGTTGCGACCCTTGTTTGAGGTGGTGCGCGATCGCCGGGTGGGCCATGGTTAGAACCGTTGGCGTCTACGCGCCTGCTGGCATGGGTGTCACCTCTGGCCATGAGTCCACGGTGCGTTTTGACCTGCGGATTATGACCCGTACCGGGGAGACCGTTGTGGACTTTGGCGAGTTCAAAGACCTGCTCAGCTACAACGACACCCTAAGCGTTGAAAGCCCTGCCGGTAGCTGGAACCTAAAAATGCGGGCACGGCTTGACAATGAAACGCTACTGAAGCGCATCCACCCAGGCATGGTGATTGAAATCTATGCCTCCCGCAATCAAGACCCGTTGACCGACGTAGAAGCATTTGTCCCCCAGGACCCGGAGAATAACCCAATAGTATTTCAGACCGCCGATGGCAGTGGCTCTAACTTGAGTGATGCCTACGCGCCCGCTGACGGGCAACCTAAGCCGCCCCCTGAGCCCGACTGGGAAGACTATCTAGACAAGGCACCCTACCTACTGATGCGTGGCATTACTAGCGCCTACGGACGGTCCTCAGCGGTAATGGGGGGCGGTGGGGCGGAGACTACCCTAACCTTATCGGGTGAGTCTTACGGTGCTATCTACCGCAATGCCCAAGTACTCACCGACACCAACGCGCCCACCTCCCTAGGGCGATCGCTGGAGGTACGGTTCCAGACCGTTGACGTCAATACCGTCGTGCCTATCTACTACGGCATCCTGCGCCACTGGGTAGAACAATTCTGGTTTGACCCAAGCGACGGGCAAGGCGAAACCGGATGGGAGGCTAGAACCCGACCAATCCCGATCCCGCCGGACGTATTCGCCAGGATTGCCAATGAGGGAAGCGCCTGGAGTGCGCTTCAGTACCTAACCGTCAATGGCATCTTTCAAATGTTTGTGGACCATACCGGCGCGATCGT